CATCAACCTGCGGACAGAATGATTGGAGATAAACGATATTTAAATTCAGGTGATTGGGTTGAAAATATGACAGCAATCTGTATAAATGATAATAATAAGATAACAATAAAAAAAGTATAATACATATATTTATATATAAAAATAAGATGTTATCTTCAAAAATATTATTCGTTTTAAAAAGAAAACAAGATTATAATCTTTCAACCGATTATAGTGTTGGATTAAGTACAGGTCTGTACAATTCGGCTCAATTTATGAATCAAATGCTATTAGATGGCGGAATAGATTCGGAAATGGTAGTTGTAAATGACAATAACGATATAGATAGAGAAGTAACTCTATACAAACCAACCCACGTTATTATTGAAGCTCTTTGGGTTGTTCCATCTAAATTTGAAGTTCTTTGTAAATTACATCCAAATGTTAAGTGGGTAATTCGTTTACATAGTGAAATACCATTTTTAGCAAATGAAGGAATGGCAATGGATTGGGTTGGAGAATATAGTAAATTTAATAATATTATTATTTCTTGTAATTCACCACAAACAACCAAAGATATTGAGTTTTATCTTACTCATAAATTGGGTGTTACCAAAAAAGTACAATTCTTACCAAATTTTTATCCACAACAATACAAAACAAAATCATTCAATAAAAAAAGTGATGTTATAAATGTTGGATGTTTTGGTGCAATTAGACCTCTCAAAAATCATCTCATCCAAGCAATTGCAGCAATTAAGTTTGCTGATAAAATTGGTAAAAAATTACACTTTCATATAAATTCAGATAGAGTTGAACAAAAAGGCGAACCAATACTTAATAACCTAATAGCTACATTTGAACAATTAAATCACAAAGGACATAAATTAGTTCATTATGAGTGGAGTGTTAGAGAGCAATTTATAGAATTGTGTTCTACTATGGATATTGGTATTCAAGTATCTTTTAATGAAACTTTTAATATTGTAGGAGCTGATATAGTTTCACAAGGAGTTCCATTGGTAGCATCACCCGAAATCCCTTGGGCTAGTAAATTGTTTACATCAAGACAAACAAATACGGATGATATTGTAGATTTACTAAATTGCACTTATTCGCATCCAAAAATAAATGTATTGTTAAATCAAAGAGGTCTTAAACAATATACAAATAATACTAAACATATTTGGTTTAATTTTTTCAAATGATATTTATAGATGTAGAAAATATAAGATGATTGAAAAATTTAAAAATACTATTAAGTGTATTATTTATATTTTGTCTAACTTCCAAAGCTAACGGACAGGCAACATTTACACAAACATTTATAGATAAGTGCACTGGTGAAGTAAAACTTGCCACTACTACCTATGTCAATGGAAATGCTTTTGTATCATTCTATGACCAAATGAAAGTATTTACACCCGAAGAAGTTCAAAGTGGTGCAATGAAAATTTGGTTACAAGCGGTATATATCACATATGCTAACAAAGGTTGTGCTGCAACGGTAGTTCAACAAACAGTTCAACAAACAGTAAATCAGGCAGTTCAGCAGGCAGCGGCAGCAGCAGCAACGCAAGCAGCGGCGGCGGCAGCTGCATCGGCAGCAGCAGCGGCTGCATCAAAAGCAGCAGAAGTAGCGGCATCGGCAGCGGCGGCGGCAGCTGCATCGGCAGCAGCCTCAAAAGCAGCAGAAGAGGCGGCATCAAAAGCGGCGGCAGAAGCGGCTTCAAAAGCGGCAGCGGCGGCGGCATCGGCAGCAGCTGGTTCAGCGGCTGGTTCGGCGGCTGGTGGGGCTGCATCTGGTGCGGCTAGTTCGGCAGCTAGTTCAGCTGCTTCATCGGCAGCCGGAGCGGCAGTTCCACCTCCACCGCCAACTCCATCTGCACCAACTCCATCTGCTCCTACACCAGCAGCCAATAACACACCTGCGCCTGCAAGTGGTGGTTCATCACAGAGTAGTAGTGGTGGAGCAGCCCCAAAAGCAGAGGCAAAGGCTGAAGCAAAAGCAGAGGCAAAAGCAGAGGCAAAAGCTGAAGCTAAATCGGAAAGTAAAAGTGAATCTAAATCTGAATCTAAATCCGAATCAAAGGAAGAATCCAAATCCGAAAGTAAGAGTGAGGAAAAGAAAGAAGAATCCAAAACCGAATCTAAAAAAGAAGAAAAGAAAGAAGAAAAGAAAAAGGTTGCAATAATAAACCCATTACTATTTGCATCTGATTTAAGTATAGTACAATCCGATACTGCCAAATGGGATGCAATTGTAACATTGGGTGTATCTCGTTCATCGGCAGCAGGTAATGTTAGTTATTCAGGAACAACTATGATATGGTCTAGCTTAAAGCAATTTGCTTTGAGTGGTGGTATTACTAAAATGAACTTAAAGGGTGGAGCATTAGTATCTATGAACTCCTATTCAGTTACTACTGCATATTTAAGTGGAACTTTAATGGGGTTAGCTGGATTTACTTGGATTAAACCACATCCTAAATTTGGTGTATATGGTTACAATGTGGGTTTGGTTAATTTACTATCACCACAAGAAACTGGCGGGTATTCGTATGGTATGAGTAGTTCAACCGTTGTGTTTTGGACTAAACCATATCAAATGAATAAAAAACTAACACTTTCACCACAGATATTTACGATGTTACCGGGTGGGAGTTGGGATAGTTCTAATGGGGATATAAAAATGGGTAAAGATTTTGGATTTCTATTAGGAACATCCGTAGATTATAAATTATCCAAAAAGTTTGGTTTGAGTTTTAACTATAAGATAAACACATCAACTGCTTCAGGAGCACCGATATTAAGTAATTTCTTAATAGGTTCTAGATTAATGCTTTAGATTCCTAAAACTTCATCCATTTCTTCAATAACTTGCTTGGTAATATCAGTTTGACCAGCAAGGTTTAACCCTGCCATAGTAATACTAAATACCGCAGCTGAAACTACAATTGTTCCAATTGAATAAACTAATGCTTTTGTAAAAAATGTTTTCATATAACTCCCGAATGTATATATAAATATATTAAAAAAATATTTTGAAAATAATTAAGAAAAAATTAGGAAATGTAAAATAAATTGCCTACCTTTATAGAGTAGTAAGAGATAAACATAAAAAATAAAGATATGAGTAACGAAGAGATTGTTTCAATGAGTGTGAGTGAGTATTGTGATTTGTTAATCACAATGGCGGAGTTCGCTGGGAGTAATGACCCCCATAAGGTCAATTGGGATTACACCTTTTGGCATGGGGTGGTGAGTGAGGAGCGTTACGCAGAGGTAATACCTGCGTTGGTGGAGAGAGGTTTTGAGTCTTGGATGGCTTAATTTTAATTTTTAAACATAAAACAATAAATATATGAGAAATGGATTGAGTATTTCAACATTAAAAGCGATTGAAGCAGAGTTTGGTGATTTTGAAATCAAACAAGTTTGGGGTGGTGATTATAATGTGTTTTTCCGATTTGGATATTGGAGAAGCGTTGATTTGGCTAAATTACAGGCCATCATCGGTGGTTCGAATGAGGTAGTTGAAGATGCAGATTACGATGAAGATTGTGGATATTTATTTATGTATCGCCTAAAATAATTAAAAAATATTTTACAAAGACGTTGCATAATTGAATTATTTTGCTTACCTTTATAGAGTAATAAGAGTTAAACATAAAAAAACAAAAATATGATGAATGAAGCCCCAATTCCAATGCAAGTTCAAAGAAACTTTTTAAATGAGCTTAATCTTTTCATTGAGTATTGTAATGATTTCTACAACATTAAGAGTGGTATGTATCCCATTGCTAAACGCAGTGAGATTATCAACGCAATTGGTGAGTACTTAACCGAACCACATGAATTTGATATTCAGTTTGATTCAATTGATAGAGAGAAAGTTAGAGAGATATTAGAACCCAATTACAATTATGCAGGTGTTAGTGGTGGGTTCACATTAGGACCAGCAATTGAGTTTTCGGTTTGTGAAGAATAAAATATAAAAGTTATGAAAAATTTCCAATTTAATTACTACGGCTGGGTGCCAGGTTACAATGATTTTGATGATGAGCAAATCTTCATCTCTGCTCCTTCAAAAGAGGAAGCAATTAAAATCTTCAATTCTATAAAAAGGTTCATTAAATACGGACCAGAAATTATTGAGTTAGACACTTTAAACAAATAAGATATGAGTTTTATTAGATTTAACAGACATGCCAATATGACTTCGGAAACGCGAGGTGAAATTATGGATATTCTTAAAGAGGTTGATTTCAATACTGGTTTTGACCTTATGAATATGTTATACGGATTATTTGATGGCTACCTTTACGATGATTTACTTGAAGTAGCTAGAGGTGCAAAAGTAGATAAGGCACTTTACAATAGAATAGAAAATGTAGTTTCAGTTATTAAAAATTATTTATAAACTTTAAAAAATAAAACAATGGGATTAGACATGTATTTAGAGAAAAGAACCTATGTTAGACAATGGGATTTTCAAAAGCCAGAAGAGCAGTACAATGTAGAAGTGACCAAAGGTGGTGAACCTGCAAACATTAAATCCGA